TAATACTTTCCTTGTTTATGGAGGATATGGCAAGACTGGTAAAGAATGTTGTCGTTCTTTGCAGCGACACCGATGCGCGTTAGAGTTTCGCGGACCTTGAGGAAGTCGTCTTGCTTTTCTAATGTGACTTCTACTAATTTTTCGACCATGGTCAATCACCCTTATATAATTGTTTCTTCATAGCGGTGATTTGGTCGTCAGAAAGTATCTTTAATGCTTCCTCTGCTTTCGCATCGGAGTAGCCATAATATTCTTTTACGACATTCAAATCACTGCTTTGAGCCTTTTTATGCCACTTACTGTATGGACGTTTTTGGGCTCTTATTATATTTAGGAGAAAGTCATATTTGAGTTTATTGTCGAGAGTTGAAAATCGATTCATCTCGTTTGCCCAGAGAACGGTGTCTCTATGAAACGAGAGTGCTCGATTCACCATAAATGAGGAATATGATTTTTCGTCCTGCTCTGTCAGGAGAGCATATTCTTTCGTCTGCAGAATCGACGGGATAATTTCTTTAAATAGATCAGCCATTGAACTTACACTCCACCATCATCTCTGTGAGACATGCGGTGAGGTTCAGTTCCTGATCAGCAACAAACGCTGCTTGATATTGATACTTGGCGAGAATCAAAACAGCATTCGGAATCGTAGACTTATCCATAATATCATACAGACTATCGTAGATCTTACGATAAATCTTTGCAGGATCATCTCCGCCGAAGTCGGCAACCCACTTACGCATTGCGCTGAAATTTTGATCTCGCAGAGAGGTGACCAATTCATTGATCGAAACATCAGCAATGCTGGTAAGAATACCAGAGTCAATCTTACCACTGACAGAATAACGCTGAAGTTCATTCAACACACGACGATAATCTGGGAAGTGCTTCTTGACAACTTCAGCAAGCACTGCTTTATCAAATGGAATCTTCTCGCCAGTGAGAATTTCTGATGCGCGTTTCATGAACGCCATCGCCATCTTTGGCTTATCTTCCTTACGCAGTTTGAATTCAATTACTGCACATCGACTATGCAACGGTTCAATGATTCGATTCTTGAAGTTACAAGTCATGATGAAAGTGCAGTTATGCGCAAACTCTTCCATCGCCGCACGCATGGCTGGCTGAGTTGAGTTTGGATTCAGATAATCTGCTTCATCGATAATGATAACTTTCTTACCACCACCAAGAGACATCGCACTTGCATAGTTCTTAATCTTGACTCGAAACGTATCAATTCCTGATTCGTCTGAGCCGTTGATCATTAGATAATCACATCCGATCTCGTCACACAATGCACGAGCAACGGTAGTCTTACCTGTTCCTGGAGTGCCGCAAAGCAAGAGATGGGGAATCTCTTTGCGATCAACATAAGATTGGAAAGTTGCCTTGTATTCATCAGGAAGAATACAATCGGCAATAGTATGAGGACGGTATTTTTCAACCCACAACGCTTCATTCATAATATAACTCCTGATTGTTTATTCAGTCACTATTCTACGCCATTTTCCTTTTGTCATCAAGTACATCTCGCCATCAGGTCCGACGGTTATTCCTGCGCTGACATGCTTATTTGTTCCTGGAACATAACGTGGACCGCAACTGATTGTGCCATTTGGTGGTGCAAGTTGACCATAAGTAGCACCAATTATCATCTTGCCATTGTGTCCATTGGATTCGATTTCTTTTACTGCTTCGCATTTCTCTGCATCAGGAAGAACAGCGGCGGCGGCTACAATACCACCGCCAGCAACGCCGCCAGCAAGACCAAGATACTTGAAAAAATTACGTCTTGTTGCCACGTTTATGCTCCCATACCGAAATTAAACCAATCGTCATCACCATGATTACTGGAGGTGCTGATGCTGGAATCCACAAAAAGAAAGAATTGACTAATGAGAATACTGCGAATGCTAGAATGAATAGTAAATATTTTAAATTATCGCTCATAATATGTCCTCAGGTTCCAAACAAATGTTCAAGAGTAGATTGCTCTTGAATCAATCTTAATTGGTAATTGGTACGAAATTTACCATAACGTTTGTAATTTTTCGCTTTCTCATTCCAAACGTCAACATGAAATTTTCTTATGTCAGAAGAAGTAAATGCATAATCAGGAAGATCTTGCAAATTTTCTTTGACATAACATTGTGATTTTGGAATCCACTTTTTTACAAGTTTATCATCTATATTACCATTCTCAAAACACCAAGCATTCACCATATCGGTTCCAGTGGTTCCATAAATGGTATTTACAGTTGCGTGTGGAGTTTTTCTATAGGTTATCACAGTATGCATAATATAACTCCGAAGAGAGGTTGGGGTGGAGGAGGTGAACCCTCACGGCGAGCAGTCTGGCGGATAGTGCCGTCAATAAGAAATTGCACCCCAATAGTTTTATTTAGCCACATTTTCGTAGATGGTTTGGAAGTCGCTCTGCTCGGCAACTTCTTCCTCATAATTACGCTTGTGGTAAACTTTTGCCAGTTTACGAGATAACTTCTTGGGGATCTCACATTCATCTTGCATCTTCTGAAGAATCTCTTTAATAAGATCGCGTTCTGCTTCGATGCGAGTTAGTGAGTTTGAGATTTCTTGAAGGCATCCCAATACCTTTGCTTTATCAAGCGCCATTATTCTTCTCCGAAGGTTGAACTTGCGGCTTCGATTGCAATGTAGTAAGTGATGTCAACAGTCTTGTGCTTGAATCGCGCAAGACCTTTCTTAGCGATTGCAACATCATACGAACCTTCAAGCAACTTGAAGTTTTCGACTTTCATCACAACTTTGAATTCTTTACCATTCTCAACCGTACCAATCTCAATCTTGGACTGATCAGCAGAATCATCCTTCACGTCTGTAGCAATGAAGTGAATCGTAGAACCATCGCTTTCAAATACGAAGTTTGGTGAACCAGAGATGCCAGCACTCTTGCGCATCCAATCAAGATCTTCTTGCGAAAGGCTGAATGAGCAATCAGGCTCACCAAATGTGATTGCTTTCTCAGGAGGAGTCACAATAACTTTCGGCGAACAATACTTGATGTAATCAGACTTTTTGTTTGCACTGATATTGAGTTTGTCATCATCAAACGACAAGTCAGCATCCTTATACAAGGAAACCTTTGCCAATAGTTTGTTTAGATCATACAACGCAAACTCTTTCGGGAAGTCTTCGCCAACGGTGGCTTCCACGAAAATTGTCTTGAGTGGAGAAATTGTCTTCAAAGTTTTACCAGCCTTAAACTGGAGACTTTGATTAATGCCTGAGAAATTCTTCAGGACTTGCACAGTATCTTCAGAAAGTTTCATAATTAACGACCTCATTTGCTTCAACACGATTATTATATAACGAATCAACCAACTTGTCAACCCTCAAGGTCAACTCATCTAACGAACAATTATTATCCATCACAATATCATAATGTGAACCAACCCAAGCCCATTCTGAATAATGAACTTCTGGATATGCATTGCGCATTATTTCTTGTTTGTTATAGATATTGCACTCGCGAGCAAGCGCAAACCATTCTGGATCTTCACCGCGACGAACACGAACAACCTTACCACCAGACTTTACGATTGCATTAATCTCGTTTGGAAAACGAACATCAGCAATCACGTGATTGTGCCAAGGATTATTCTCACATCGACGCATTGTTGTATGAACCCAGAGGTCAGGGTGAAATACATCACGACCTGCCTCTGTGCCCATTAGCTGGAGTGCTAATCTTGGTGAGAACTCACGACCGAGTTTTTCTGACCACCATACATCTGGTTGTTCGCGCCATGCTCTGGATTCTAAAGTGTCACCCTCAAGCATGGAGCGATTCCAACCAAAGATTGTGGCACAGGCGTCTTTGACGCTATTTGCAAAACTCTCTTTTTCGAAATCATGACGATCGACCAAGAGATCTGCAACTGTGCCTTTACCTGCTCCAATAAAGCCAACCAAACCTACAATCATAACAAAGTCTCTTTATTAGAGAGAGCCAACAAAGTTTGCAACGGCTGGCATATCACCAGTGAATGCATAGGTTCCAATGTGATGTGTCTTCATCCATGGGCACAACCAGATGCTGCCACCCATGTTACGCCACCACTGGCAGAACATGTAGTCTTCAGACAAGTAACGATCTGAACCCTTGCCACCATTTTCCTTGCTGTCGATAACTGTATCGAAGTAGGCATGAATGTAACGCGAGCCATCGAAGTTTGCCTGACCGACATGATCTGGACGATAACGAAGTTGTGGATATTGTTCTCTAAACTTATCGAACACTTCACGCTTGACCATCATGAAGCCAGTACCGATTTCAAGGACTTCAATTGGTTCAGCAACAGAAAACTTCTCGGTGCCAGGAACTGGATTGAAGACGAAATCGCCAGCCAACTTTTCCATATCACCAGGAGTAATATCTGGATGACGCTTGACGCCTTCCTTAATTGCTCCCCACTTGATTGACTTCTTTGGATATGGACCACCGACAACTTCCTTGTCCAATGCAAGAAGTGCAATCACATCTCGTGGGTCAAAGTGAATGTCAGCATCGATAAAGAGCAAATGAGTGAAGCCTTCTGCGCGAAGGAACTCATCAACAAGATAGTTGCGCGCTCGAGTAATCAAAGACTCGTTAAAGATAAACGAGAAACGAACTTCAATACCATATTGTGAGCATACGGATTGAAGATCAAGGCAAGACTTAACATACATACCATGCGCACTGCCACCGTACATGGGTGTTGCAACAAATAGTTTGTTTTTGCGCAACTGTTCAACAGATACTTCTAACTGCATAATTATTCACTCCAGTTGTAAAATTTTCTAATATGATCAATAATCTTAGACTGATCATCGAGATTTTCGTTGACCATTGTCTCTATATAGTCCATGAGTGTCAACGACCCCATGATATTCGAGATTTTAGTCTTACGAGAATTCTTAAATTTGTCATCTTGATCATCTTTGCGATCAATATGACGTTGGTCTAGTGTATCATCTTTGACTTTAAGAATCAACACTTTAAAGGAATCAGGAAATGCTGCTGACAATTGATCCAGCATTTTGCCATTGAACAAACGATCACCCTCGAAGATGACATTCACATTTGCGTTCTCATAATCCAATTTCATAAAGAACTTCTCAGCGTCTGGCTGAACCGCCATTGACAAACGATCGGTTCCCTGAAACACATTACCATCATTTGCATATTTGCCAAGAATATACAGATTTAATTTTTCTGAATACATGGCATCAAGAAGTTTCTGTGGCTTAACTGTTTTCCAATCATCAGCCATTGAAATCAACTTGAACATTAAAGTGGTTTTGCCAGTTGCTGGTTCGCCACCCATCGCAATCACTTTTACCATAATGCCTCCAAACCTTCCTTCACTGGATGCTCATCATCGAACATCCAATCCATTCGCTCTATTCTACCTGTTCTCAAGAAGTAAGTAAACTTTTCTTTGTTGATCTTATTTCTTGGAGCAAGTCTGAGATCTAGAGTTTCATTTCTTGCTTGCCACAAAACATTCCATTCAATACCAGTCCAATCATCACCTTCTGCTTGAGTGATTTCTTCAGATTGACGCTCAAGGTAATAACCAAGATAACGTCCATGATGTTCACGAAAGATTTTCTTGAATGAGCAAAGGCAAGTCTCCATCGTAAAGAAATCGATTTGATTTCTCAATTCTGGGAATCGAGATCTGGTTTCCTCAAGAATGTCCTTGGCAGCATCTTCAAGGTCTGCGCATTCTGATACAGTGAGTTTCGAATCATATTTGTCGTCTTGCCCGAGGGCGAGATGCAAACCATTACGATGTGAGCGAGAGCCAGAATAGTCGTCCAGCATGAGGCTAGTAGGTACACAGTTAATGCCAGCAGTATGGCACAAATGCTGAAGATAAAACCAAGTGGAATAGCGACCAAATTTGTGAAGAGAATTTTTAAGAGTATTCCAAAGGTTGTTGAAAGATTGTTGTTCGTTGTCGCCATAATATTTTTCTAGAACCTCGCGTTGAGTTTTCTTGCCAATAAATTTTTGGTAAGATGCGAACATGGCTGGCAAGTGACCTTTGTTCCACTTTGTATCTGTTTGATACCGTAGTCTTTTATAGTTGTGACTATTCCACCATTCGATACGATCCACAGTGGCGAGTTCATAGTCTGGGAATTCATTTTTCAGAACCCATGCAGTCGGCAATTGGTAGGTGTTACCATATAGCCATGCAAGCCAGAGCCTTTCTTCGTCATTGTGTTCGTATCGTTGATGAAGATAGTTTGTCATCCATACCGCTGGATCGCAGTCGCCATATTTCAGCGACCACGCATACCAGCGGATGAATTGTTCACGTCTTATTTTAGTGACGTTCACAGACAGACACAATTAAGCAGCATTGTGCATTTTATAAACAGTGTCCTTTTCTCCCTTTATGCAGGGCAACACATCAATCTCAACATTCAAATTGAGATGCTTGATTGTATCAGATGTGTCTTTAATCCACTGTTCTTTTTGCTCATGTGCATATTCTTCAGGAGTTCTGCAGTGAAAAATGATCGCACCCTTATCCATGCCTTCATTCTTCATATGCCGCAAAATATAGCCAAGTGCCTTGGCATGTTCAGCTTGCTTAAATGTTGCAGTAACAACAGAATATCCACTTGATTCTTTTTGGCGTTTGACCACAATCAATTCACGATCAGAGTATGTTGAAATTTGCCCAACTCGAGTCGCTGCACGATTTTTTTCGTAGTTATTTACGACAGTTTTCCAAACTCCAATCGCGGCTGCAGTTGAGCCAAGAAGATCTGCGCCACCATATGTTTGGATAGCAATATCTTTGGCGCGCTCTCTTTCTTGATAATGCGAAAGATCCAAACCAATTCGATCGACTTCCTTTTCAAGATCACGAACGCAATCTTCTTTTGTGGTGGACTTTGATAAGACAAACCCCTGTGGGTTCATCTTCAGTCCAAAGAGATTGAAGTTAGAATCACGTTCTTCTTCTCCACCAAATGCGTCAACAGGGAGATAGATAACAGGAATCTGTTTCCATCCACGCGCTCGGCTCACTGCTTCACGAGTGTGGTGACCATTCAGCAAACGAGTAGAACCATCAGCAAGTCGTGTTGCGACAAGTGGCTTGATTTCTTGACGCGCCCTTTCAGGATGTTCTGTCATGCGGCGCACAATTTCATCAACTTGATGTTGATCAAGGGAAACACCCTTGACTTGGTTTTCAGTAAAGTTTTTTGCTTCAGCAATATCAACCATGACAGATGGATAAATTCCATTCTGTACGTCAGAAACAAGTTGATCAATCAATTCAACCC